GCCCGGCGGTACACAGATCAGAGTAGGTACAGGTAACGCAACAAACGCTTATGATGCTGCACTACTTGTAGATGCTTTCTATGATGCTGCTGCTGCTCTTGACGAAAAAGGAGTCAGCTCTGACGGCAGAGTAGCCGTTCTAAACCCTCGTCAATACTACAGTCTTATCAACACTGTAAGTTCTGGTGTAATCACATCTGGTCTAATCAACCGTGACGCACAAGGAACAGCTTTACAGTCTGGACAAGGCGTAGTTGAGATTGCTGGTATCAAGATCTACAAGTCAATGAACATTCCATTCTTCGGATCTTATGGTACTAAGTACGGTACTGCATCTGCAACTAACCCCGGAATCACATCTCCCGGAAACGTTGGTTCATTTGTTGGAGAAACAGCAGAAGACGGTAGAGCTTCTGTAACTGGTATTAACAACAACTACGGTAATGCTTCTGACTTCGCTAACTCTTGCGGATTAATCTTCCAGAAGGAAGCTGCTGGAGTTGTAGAAGCTATCGGACCACAGGTTCAGGTAACATCTGGAGATGTGTCCGTGGTATACCAAGGAGATGTAATTTTAGGACGTCTCGCAATGGGAGCAGATTTCTTAAATCCTGCTGCTTGCGTTGAGCTTATTGCTGGTGCTGCTACTGGTTCTACTGGTAACGCTGCATTCGGTACATCATACCCAGCTAACGCTTAATTTTTATTTTTTATACGGGAGCTTCGGCTCCCCTTTTTTTATTTATGACTACTCAAATAGCAACCGATACCGAACTATCCGCAGTTAATTCTATCTTGGGTAGCATTGGTCAGTCACCTGTAACTACACTTGGAACTGTAACTACAGACGCGACTAACACAGGACAAGAAATAGCAAACACATTTGCCAACCCACAGATTGCAATGATTCATGGACTTCTAATGGAAGTTACAAAAGACGTACAAAACGAAGGCTGGCATTTTAATAAAGAAGACCACGTATTAATATCTCCTGATGCTAATGGTCACTATATAATTCCTACTAATTATCTTAGGTACGACGTACACGAAGGTTTGTCTGATAGAACTAAAGATGTAGTAAGAAAAGATGGAAAATTATATGACAATGTAAATCATACATTTGTTTTTAGTGGAGATCACTATTTTGACATAACATACTTACTAGCTTTTAATGATGTACCTCCAGCTATACAGAGATATATTATTGCTAGAGCATCAGTAAGAGCTGCAACACAATTAGTTGCTAATGGTGATTTAGTTAAGTTACTTCAATTAGAAGAAGCACAAACTAAGGCAACTGCATTAGAGTACGATTGTGAGCAGGGAGACCATACTTTCTTTGGATTTCCACATGAAAGTAACTACAGATCTTATCAACCTTACAAGGCACTTATTAGATAATGGCAAACATTACACAAACTATTCCAGCGTTAACGGCTGGCATTTCACAACAACCTGACGAGTCAAAGATTCCCGGTCAGGTAAAAAATATGGTGAACGCCTTACCTGACGTTACACAAGGATTATTAAAAAGACCGGCTGGAAAGTTTGTGGCATCTTTATCTGATGGTTCAAATAACTCTACAGCAAACGGTAGATGGTTTCATTACTATCGTGACGAAAACGAACAATATATAGGACAAATATCACGTACTGGTATTGTTAAAATGTGGGATTGTTTAACTGGAGCAGAAAAGTCTGTAGTAGTTGGTTCTGCTACTCAATCCAGATCTGCAACTTATACTAGGTCTGGTAATACAGTTACTGTCACTTTAAGTAACCATGATTTTACTGCTGGAAGAGCTGTTGAATTAGACTTTACTTCAGGTGGAGCTACAGATGGTGTTTATTCAGTTACACAGATAGTTGATGCTAATACATTTAGAGTTGAAGATACAGCAAGTGGAACTATTAGTACAAGTAATGTCACTGTAAAAGATAACTATTTGATGCACACAAATGATGAAGATTTACAAACACTAACTTTAAACGACTTTACTTATCTAAACAATAGGTCCATTATTCCAGAAATGGATACTACTACCGAACCCCTTGGAAATTTTGGCAAAGAAATTTTTGTCGAGTTAAAAAAGATTTCTTACGCAAAACAATATTCATTAAATATTTTTGGATCATCTGCTACTCAAACGGTTACTACAGCTACACGTATAAACGTAACTCTTGTAAACTCAAGTAATAATTATTGTGACTCTGCCTTTAAAATGAGAACACATGCAGATAGAGGTAACAGTGGTAATGCTAGATGCGGAGAGCCTGCTGGAGATGGTAGAGATTCTTTCGCACCTAACGTTGGTACTAGAATATTTAGTGTAAGTACTGGTACGACTCTTGTTGACGAGGGTGCTCCCGGTGGAACATTAGCTAATGGTAATCAGTCTGATACTAACTATAGTTACACAGTTAATATATTTAACGCTTCTAACCAAGGTAGTCAAACCGGTAGAAAGAATTTATATTTTCGTATAGCTACAACAGGTCAGTCTGTTCCTTTTGGTTCTGGAAGTAATGTTACGTATCAAGCTAGATATACAACTACATATGATTTATTACATGGTGGAGAAGGCTGGCAACAAGGTGATTACTTTTATGTATTTATGATGGATGCTTATTACAAAGTAACCATAGAAGCTATTAGTACATCTAAGGCTCAAGCAGACCTTGCATTAGTTAGACCAGCTCCTACACCATTCGATACAGAAACAACTATTACGGCTGAAAGTATCCTTGGTGATATTAGAACAGCTATTGTTGCAGAAGGTAATATAGCTGACGGTGATATAACAACTATTGGTACAGGACTACATATAAAACGAACCTCCGCCTTTAACGCTTCTACGCCCGTAGGAGAGCTGTTAAACGTTGTTGCTAGTAAAGTTAACGATGTAGGTGATTTACCCTCTCAGTGCAAGCACGGCATGGTTGTAGAGGTAGTTAATAGTGTTGCCGATGAAGATAATCATTACGTTAAGTTTTTTGGTAAATTAAAAACTGGAGGAGATCCAGATAATGATGCTGATTATTTAGATGGTGAGGGTACATGGGAAGAGTGTGCTAAACCGGGAAGATTAATTAGATTGAAAAGATCTAGAATGCCAATCATTCTTATCAGAACTGCTGACGGTAATTTTAGATTAACTGAACTAGATGGTTCTAATTATACTATTTCCGGAACGCAATATTCTGTTCCTCAATGGGACGATGCAATAGTTGGTGATGACGTAACTAACCCTGAACCTTCTTTTATAGGTAAAGGAATTAGTAAGTTGTTGTTTTTTAGAAACAGATTTGCAATACTTGCTGAAGAAAATATAGTTATGTCTCGTCCCGGAGACTTTACTAACTTCTTTGCTAAGTCAGCTATACAACTTATAGCTAGTGACCCGATAGATATTTCAGCTAGTTCAGAATATCCATCAGTATTATTTGATGGCATACAGGTAAACACAGGTTTATTATTATTTTCTAAAAACCAACAATTCATGCTCACTACAGATAGTGACGTGTTCAGCCCAACCACCGCTAAAATCAATGCTCTTTCTACTTACAACTTTAACTTTGCTACAAATCCTGTCTCTCTTGGTACTACTATCGGGTTCTTAGATAACGCTGGTAAGTTCTCAAGATTTTTTGAGATGGCACAGATACAAAGAGAAGGTGAACCAGAGGTCATAGAACAAAGTGCAGTAGTTGCTAGATTATTTGAAAAAGATTTAAAACTTATATCTAACTCTAGAGAAAACTCAGTTATATTTTTTAGTGAAGAAGGTACATCTACACTGTACGGTTATAGGTATTTTGACAATATTAGAGAAAGAAAATTAGCAGCTTGGTTTAAATGGACATTGACTGGAACAATTCAATACCACTGTATGCAAGATGATAATTTATACGTAGTTGTACGTAATAACAGTAAAGATCAATTACTTAAATATGCAATAAAAATGGATTCTAACACTTTTGCTATTGCAGAAAATAGAGTACATTTAGATCATTTAATGTCAGTAACAACAGGATCTAACACTTACGACGCTACAACTAATAAAACAACATTTGCTAAACCTACTGGTATAGAAAGTACAAGTCAATTAGCAGCTTATGATGTTGACTCCGGAGATCAATTAGGTAGATATGGATTAATAACTATCAATGGTAGTAACTTAGAAATAGATGGTAACTGGTCTAGTCAAACCTTTTTAATAGGTTATCAGTTTACTATGCAAGTTGACTTACCTACTATTTACTATGTGACTAGAGAAGGCGAAAACTTTAGAGCTGACACTAGATCTAGTCTTGTATTACACCGAGCTAAGTTTGGATTTGGTCCTATAGGTTTATACGAAACTACATTAAGTAGAACAGGTAGAGTTGACTATACAGAGGTACATGAGTTAACAGGTGCAGATAGATATACAGCTAACAATGTTTCAACATTAGAAGATAATCTTTTAAGAGAAGTACCTATTTATGACAGTAATATAAACGTAGCATTAACAGTTAAATCAACACACCCAGCTCCAGCTACTATTCATAACTTGATATGGGAAGGAGCTTACAATACTAAATTTTATCAACGTGTATAACCTCACCCTTACCGAACAAGAAGTACGTATATACATGCAATGGTTAAATAAGAACCGCATGTATAAAGGTATGAAACTACCCCTAGGTAATCCTTGGGAATCTTGGATGCAAGATACCATAGATAAATTAAAACACGCATTAAATGAGTAAATACATTCACCCAGCAACAGTAGAGGCTGCATTACGTGTAGCTTCTAACTTGCTACCCGACGATTATCGGGAAGTAAAAGAAGGTCATGGACATGACCCTTTAAATGCTCTGGTTGTCGGAGTACATAACTCTGAGTCAGTCTATTTTACTAACCCAGATAATGAGATATGTGGCATTGCAGGCGTCTACACAGGTGGACAAATCTGGATGCTATGTACACCAGCTATTTTAAAATTTCCTCATACGTTTGCTAGAGAAGCTAAACGATATGTGAACTCAAGACAAGACAAGTTACTGTGGAATTTTGTTGACGAAAGAAACAAAGTCCATATTAAGTTACTTAGGTTTTTAGGTTTTAAATTTCTTAGGAGATTTCCCTACGGACCAAACAATTTATCCTTTATAGAATTTTGCCGTGTGCAGTCCAGCAGCGATAGGACCAGCAGTATCCGCAGTAGGCGGAGCAGCTCAAGCGTCCGCGAACAATAAACATAAGCGTAGAATGTACGCGCATCAACTTAAAGTTAGAGAACGTAAGTGGATGCAAACACGAACTACTTATGCAACTAAGAAAGTTC